GAGCAAGAAGCATTATCATCGTTAACCCCTGTAACAACTGTATTCCAAATTGTAAAATTTACATCAGTATCACCACCACGAATACCACGATTACGAAAAGATGCATCAAGATTTGCTTTAACATAGCAATTGCCAATCCAAATTGCATTAGTTGCCCCTGTATTTACGGCATAAATAGGACACTCATAATTTGCGTCAATATCTGCGGTTTCAATTTGAAGATCAATAAGACGAACATGTGAATCATAAAGAGCCAATGCGAAATCATTGGAAACAGTTAATAAATACTTGCCTGTATCTATTCCAGAAATATTAGCCTTATCTGTCGCCGCCGCTTGAATTTGTAAATAATCAGTTGCAGACATAGTCCAGCCATCAACAACAACAGCAGATGTATCATCTGTTACCCCTCTGCACCAGATAATCATATAATCATTAGCAGTATCAAGATTTGTCTCAAGACCAGCTTCGGCAAGGGCAAGTGTTAAATAAGCATTTGCCCATGTCGTACCATCACCATCTCCACCAACAACATCTGTATCTACATATCTTTCAATTAAAGCCATATTATTCTGTCTTTATAATAATATTATTCAAAAAATCATGTGTAGAAAGTTCAAAAGCCCTACCAAAAGCATTAACTAAAGGTTCAAGAAAATCAGGATTTAAAGCAAGTTCTGATCTTTTAACTAATTTTGTTTTTGGTTCATTATTTTCATCAAGGCCATCAGGTATAACCAAATGACCAACTTGCTCTATTCCACTCATTAGCGAAATATTCGGCATTTTCACAATTACAAAACTTCCACCATGTTGAGTATCGGCCACCCTGCCGCTTTCAAACACCCCAACAAAATCACCACGCTGATAACGAGCCTGATACTTACGCAAAAAATCTGGATTTTCTTGGATTCTTTCCTCCAATTCAATAGGGGTCATTGAATCCATCCAGTGATCTTGCCAATAAATCATAAAATCAGCCATTATGTCCTCTTCTTATTATTGCACCGTTAATGTTAAACTACCACCTTCTGTTATTGTTTGGATTCCCCCCATAGATATATTTGGATTACTCGCCCCTCCTGAGTCATATTCATAGGCACCCCTATCCCATGTACCATCATCACCGCGAGTGTTCCCATTCATATCTTCATCATATGGTGACCCTAAAGTCGTTCCCGCCCAACTACCTGGAAAAGATCCGCTTAATGTAAAATCATCACCTGCATAATTATTAAACACAGAAGATGCAATAATTACATCATTCGCTTCACCTAAATTATCATCAGAAGCATTATAATCGTGAGTGACCGCTGAGTCGAAATAAGTGTCACAATCATACCAGACATTATTATAGCAAAGATTATTTGAGCCACTGTCGTTGAAGTTAATTCCGCCACCGGCCCCAGCTCTTCCATTCAACCCTATAAAGGTGTTATTATAAACATCACAGTTGTTTGACGTATCATCGGAGGTGTTACCAATAGCCCGCCCAGTTGCATACACTCCACAAGCTGCGCTCGGTGCGTCTTCCCAAAATAGATTTCCATAAGCATCAATATTGGTATGGGTAGCGTCTAAATAAACAAGAATTCCCGTCCCATTGCAGTCTTTGAAAATATTATATCTAAATTCAATGTTGCTGCAAGCTCCCGGTCCAAGTTGCACAGCCTGCCCATGTGTTTCAAAAAAACTATACGTATTCATTACGTAACAGTATTCAATTATATTATCAGACGATGTGCTAAATAAAATGGCGCAACGTTTCCAATCGTGGATATAACAATACTGTATGGTCATATGATCGCCACCAGTATTGTTGTAAATCCCGTCCTGTGAACTTCCAGCCGCAACACTACACGGATCATCGGCAAATATTTCAGCATGAGCTATCGTTACATAATCAGCACCCCCACCGGAAAGCCGAATAGCTCTTACACTCCCCCCCGTTCCTGTAACCTGGACATGAAAACCATGCCCAGAATTGCCCGAACCTGTAATACCGTCAATTTTCCAATATCCTGTTTCAAAACTGAAAACTCCACCCGATGCAGCAAATATTGCTGTTCCATCACCATATGTACTTGACCACCCATCACTTGGCCCATGTGCGCTTTCGGTTGCCTTATAAATATTTATATAAGCAGAACCTGAATTGGCATCATCAAAAGTTTTTGAACCATACGTTCCGTCCATAATATAGTAGGTATCACCACGAACAAAAGCCGTACCCACCGAAAGAGCATCCCAGCCAAGGGTGTTGTCCCAATCGACTCCTGACTCGGTTCCTGTTCCTGTTGGAGATACGCAATGATCGGCCGCAAAAACATTAAAACTAAAAAATAAACTAAAAAATAAACTAAAAAATAAACTAAAAAATAATTTTTTCATCATGGCCCCCCGTCAATCCATACCCCATGTTGTTCAAGAGTTATCCAATAGGTACCATCTATTGCCATCAAATGAATATAGTCCCCAACTGTCCCCGGAGAATCAATAGAGTCTCCGGCGCCTACTGTTACCCCATTAAGAAGAATGACATCAACTCCATCATCAACATCAATCGTTACAACCTGTGCATAACGAGAATAAACCCAAACATCTAAACCAGCCGCAGCAGGCGGTAAAGTAACATCAAGAACACTATCAGCATTATTAATTATCATAGCATCTCTGGCCTTGGCTGGAGTATCAAGATCAATTGATACGGTTCCTTCAAGAGTAACGCCAGACGAAACTATTGCATCCCCGCTTCCATCTGAAACTAAAGTTCTGGTCGCAGTAAAACCACCAAGCGTTACATTTATTTCCTTTGGAAACATAGTGGCGTGCCATTGATTATCTGTAGTCGTATAAACAAAAATTAAAAGATCACCCGTATCTGCAAGATAATCGTTAGACATTCCTTCAAGCCCTTCGCCCGTAAAATCAAAGGTCGTATTGGCATCGTTTACAATAACGAATATAATCTTCCCATTTGTTAACTCAGTATCGAAATCTGTTATCGTTGTGCCACTTGCATTTGCTGTAATAAACACGGCACCAGCAGATACATCCGGGGTGGCATCTGTACTTGCAAAAGCTGTAGGTGCATCTACTAAATCATCGCAATCGCCAGTATTACAATCAAGAACATCTGTTATGTCCCCTCCACCTGCGGGGATTGCCCAAGTTGCATCGCCACGCCAATAGGTTGTGTTATCCGCATTTGTCCCACTATTAAGATTCGTCACCGGAAGATTACCCGCAGTTTCGTTTGTAGCAAGATCTATTGCGGTTGTAGATGATCCAGAACCAACGAAAAGGCTTGATGTTAGGGTATTTGAAACCTCGAAATCACTTATGCTATTTTCTGGTAAAACTACCTCTGCATCTCCTGTACCATCGGTATTTAGTTGTATAGCCGATGCGGAAGCATTGCCTATTTGTACCCCGTTATTTGATTGTACTTCTATGGCACGAATATCCGTGCCATTAGGATTTTTCTCTACATAAATTGAAGCTCCATTGGGAAGTCGAATAGTCCCATTATCCGCCGGATCTGCTCCAGAATTAACTGTGAGAGTGCTATTGGATTCGTTAAAAAAAGAAGCAGAATTTAAATCAGTTTTAATCGAAGCCCAACTATATCTTTTCTGTGTTCCGGCTGCTCCAAGAGTAGTATCAGAAACATCCCTTAAAAGAAAATCGTCTCCATCAACTATATTAGCGGCAACCAAAGCCCCGTAATCAGACCATTTTCCTCCTGCCCCTTCTGCTTTTTTTAATAATTCCTCAAGAGAATAATCATCTTGTACATTATTTTTCTTTTTTACTTCGAGACCAAGGCATCCTCCTAAAAAGAAAGAAAACATTACCAATAAAACAAATAATTTCTTCATTTCTACATCCTTACATAAAACACAGTTTCCCCTTTTCTTGGGAGTATAATTTGATTAGCCTGAGGTTCAAATAATCTTACCTCAAGATTTTCTGTGATAAAAATGTTTTGATTATGAACGTCACCATTAGAATTTATTAGAGAGCATTCCCCAAAGGCCCAGTTATATGAAAAATTGAGCTCGGCTACCTTTAATTTGACAAAAGCATTAGCAACCAATCCATAATCGTCACAATCAAATAATTGATCTTTAAACGGTTGATTATAAGCATCTGCTTTTTTTAATATTTCGGCAAGTTGCTTTTTTTTATTTTCTTCACTATCTTTTATTTCTGTTGCTTTTAAAAGAGCCATTACAAAAGCTATTTTTTGAGGAGCAATAGATATTAAAATTTCTTTGGCTTGCTCGCCTGGCAACAATATCAATTTCTTATCGAATACCCAGATGTGTTTTAATTGAGAGTATTGTTTTTCGAGGATCTCTCGAACTTTATTCGTGGCAACTATTTTCATTTCTTTTCCTTTTTTAATTTCAACAAACTTACACACTACCGGATCATGGTTCTCGAAGTTCGGAAAAGATCGAATATAGCCTTTGCTTTTGGAGGAGGATCCCTGGAATCTAAAACTCGAGTCTCATATACGGTAGCCGCCCAAAGCATAATTCCATCACGCAAGGGCCTTGGTACATCAGAAACATCATTTCCGTATCCGGCTTTAAACGTGATGCCGAAACCGCCATAATTCCTATCTGTATTAATAGGAGGTGTTACCGATTGTTTTAAAATTAGTTTTCCAGGAATGCTTTCGGTGATGACATAATAATTGGATGAACTATAGGCGGTTTCAACATCATCTTCATCAATTGTAAAAACCCCATCGACCGAAATCAAAGGAGGGCGAGGTAACTCAGTTATTACATCTGGCCAAAAATCCATCAACATTCTGATGGTTTGTTGTATTAGGGCTTTGCCGAGATATTCTTCAGTTGCAACACGAACCGCGGCAATGAATCCTTCAAGAATTATATCTTCAGCATCTGTATCAATTTTGGCAAATATTTTGAATTCATCTAACGTTACTGGTTCAACCCTTGGCTCGACAGTTACTTTCCAAACCCTGTTCCCATCTTTTGGTAGATCCTTGGCTATTAAGCTTCCGGTTTTTTTTGTTAGTTGACCAGTTTCATTATAATAAGGAATCATATATCCCCCTATATTGTTTTTTATAGGGAATTAAAATATTCCCTTATTATTTTTTAAAAGCCGCCCTAATTGCTTCGGCTTCGGTATCCGTCAATCCAGACTGGGCCCTCTTAACATTGATGTCTAATTCATCAGCTATCTTTACAATGTCTTTCCAAGATATTCCAAGCTCATCAGATAGCTGAAAAACCCTTGTGTTTTTTGCTTCCGGTTTACCATCGTCACTGTCTTTAAGATCAGAAATAATTTCTTTGACATCGGATTTTTCGGTTATCTTGCTCATTTCAGAAACAGACAACTCGGATTTTGTTGAAGGAACCTCTTTTATAACGGCTTTCTCCGGAGCTTCCATCGGCCTGCGTGCCCTAACACTTACTGCCGCGCTACAGTTAATAAAAATATCAGCCAACTTTTGATTTATTTCATTATTATCAATCTCATATTCCTGATCTTTTGTAAATTTCTTAGGATGAATTCCATCCATGCAACCATCAATTGTCTGGGTCATTCGAATTCTGCCCATAATTTTAAATCTCCCGCTTTATTAATTTATTATTCGTCTACATCTCCGCCAAAATCAATGATTGACCATATATCGTCAGTAAAGCATTTTAGATGTACCCAAGCATCGCTTGCGGCAGAAGTATACATTTCCCAGCCACTTATTGACTTTCCTTCAGAAGCAAGAATAAGGCAATCAGCACCAGAAATAGAAATGTCTATTTGTGTAGCATGATTTGTAAATGTACCAGTGAGATCGCCCACCAACATTAACATAATATCTGCCCCAACAGAACAAGGGCCAAGGCGCATTGAACCACTTCCTACTACGGTACTTCCTACCATAATAACAGTGCCATAACTGAAAGGTAATTCCGCAACAGAAAGATAATCAGTGCCACCAGCCCGTATTATTGCAGTAGGCTTTCGAAATGACCCGCCAGATTCTACCCTGCCCATTCCGCCGGAACCAAAGACAATGGCCTCGCCTCCCCTTTCTTGATAAACTTTAGTTTGATATGTCTCATCCTGAGCCATAATAATAATCCTCCTATTTATTAACTGGTAATACTCGGTGATTCATCTATAATTGACCATACCCCATCAGTAAAACACTTTAAATGTACCCAAGGATCACTTACATCAGAACCAATCATTTCAAAACTATTTATTGCTCCTCCAAGAGAATCTAAAAGAACACAACCTGAAAGAGATACCTCTATAATAGTGCTATGATTGGTAAATGTTCCAGTGATATCTCCTCTTAATAAAAGCCATACATCGGCTCCAGCTGAAACTGAAGTGAGCCAAAATGAACCATTGAGCAAATTAGATTCGGCAGAAAAGAGAATAACCCCATTACTGAAAGGTAAATTTATTATAGAAAGAACCGCAACCCCTGCACCGGCATCCGATACAGAATTCAAACCAATTACAGTTCGTTTAGGGATAATTGTCCCGCCAGATTCCACTCTACCCATTCCACCAGAGCCAAAGACGAGAGCCTCTCTTGTTCGTTCTTGATAAACTTTCGTCCGATATGTCTCGTCCTGAGCCATAATTATAATCCTCCTTTATAGCCGGAGGAAATTAATCCCCCGACTTAAAGTTTTAATTAAAAACCAGATCTACCCGGTTTTGCGAACTGTGTTAACCGGCCAATCAGCTTCTAAACCAAGAATAGCAATAGCCCCAACGCCCAAGGCACTCACATCCCCAACAGTAGAAGTTGAAATGTTGACCCGCACCCATCTATGGTCTCCAATATAGCCCGCTGCAACAGCTTTAGATTCCCACCAACTTTGTAATCCGGCTCCAACACTTCCGCTTAATCCACCAATGCAGAAAAAGGTACCATTATCAAGGCCAGATCCTGCGCTATTGGTGCAAAGAGCTGCCATATTCGTGGATGTATACCCAGAAGTATTTAAACCAGCCGCGGCACCCAAAACGGTCCCATCATCGCTCAAACGTAAATCAACAATAATCTGTTCCGCAGAACAATTAGACCAAACAACTGTGCCAGCGACATTAGAGGTTCCATGCTGCATTCTGAAATAGGCACAGGAAACTGTTGATTCCTGATTTGAAGCTTCACCAGAAATCTCACCGGCATGAACAACAAATGTCAGTGTCTCATATCCTTGTTTATCTACCGCAGCGCCTGCCGTCCCGGCACCAGCAAAAGACTGAGGAGCCAATGCTTCGAAAAATTTAAAATTTGAATATCCGTCTCTTACACCACCCATGATTATATCCTCCTTATCATAAGGTTATTTTTTATTATGTACTAATTACTCCAAGTTTAATTGCTTGGAAGTTAATGACATCCCCGCCTACCCTTTTCCGAGTATAGAACTCGATCATGGGTTTCTGGGTATAAGGATCACGCTGAATTGTGATTCCTAAACGGTCAACAACCATATAAGCCTCTGACCAATCGGCAATCGCAACCGAAAGCGCATTGGCTGCAACCGTCGGCATTGTAGTTGCCATACGCACATCTAATCCAAGAATTGTGCTATGCCTTTCCTCGGCCAGACCTGGTTTCCAAATATAATTACCTTGACCATCCTTTAACTGCATTGCAGCGGCCACGGTCAGTCGATTCATCATCCAGGTTGCCCGATTAAGATACTGTTCAACCAGCCTATACTTAACATCAATGAAGCCATCAGCAGTTAAAGCAGCCGCAGCACCCATTGCCTGTTGTTCAACCTTTCCCCATTCATCAGTTCCAGCAACAGCATAATTATTATAGGTCAAGAAACCCCTTGGTTTTCCAACCCCGTCACCAGAAACAAATGCGGCTCCTTCGCCTCTCAGAAAACGCTTAGAAATATGATCGGCCAACCAATTCTCAACATTAATTGCCGAATCCTCAAGCAATGTCTGACTTACACGAGGTTTGGCATACATCACATGCACTGGAATTCGTTTCATAAAGATTTTCGGGGTATCGGTTTCTGATCCCGCTACAGTTTCCGCTTCCCAGCCCCAACCAGCCTCGTCATAATCTACCAGCCACTCAATTGCATCTGTCGTAATGCTTTCGACACTTGCAAGCTGACGAACCGGATCTGATTCAAACAATCGAGTTATAATTCGATTACTCATAACTGGAGTTACAGTGTATCCGCCGTCGGGATCAATTCCAACGGTAAGGGATTTCAGCATATCAGGTTCCGCAGCATAACGCCTTTTGTCAGTCCGCAGAAACTTTGGAAATGCTTCAGAATAAGCCTTAAACTCATCCATATTAACTTCCAGTTTTTCAACCTCGGAAGTCTTTAATCCCTTCGTTACTCCCTGAACGGTCAAGGCATTAATCATAAACTCGGCTGCCTTGGCTTCCAGTTTAACCAAATCCTCAACTTCAGCAGAACCGGCCTTTGGAGTCCGTTTTAAAGCAACCTCAACATCGTCAATTCGTTTGTTGATTTTATCCTCTTCTTCTTTGGCCACAACAAACTTAGAATCGATGTCTTCCTGTCTGGTTGTAACGTCCTCTCCAAATTTAGTAAATTTTTCTGTAATCAAGGCGTCAAACTTACCATCATTTTCATCCAGTATAGTCTGAAAGGCCTCGACTGATTTACGAAGCTCATCATAATTGGTTTTATTGGCTTCGTAGCCTTCTCCCAGCTTCTTAATTTCTAACTTCACGGCCTCTACAACTTCAGGCTCGGGAGTTTGTTTGTTTTCTCCAGGCATAACTAACCCTCCTTATTTAATGTTTTGTAAACTGTCTAAAATGTCAGTCATTTCCATATCCTTGTTAATTGATTTCAGATCATCCAATATAGTCGATAATCCGCTATCGTCTTTCTCTACCACTGGTTTTAAATCCCTCAAAACCGCCTTGATCAAACTAATAACGTGTTGAGCATCATTCTTAGAAAAAATATCTGATTCCCTCAGTGCCTTTTCCAATTCACGCTCTGTTTTGACCTTTTGTAAAAGTCCTTTAAATTCTTTTACTGCTATTACTGTAGCCCTTGTATTACTTGCAAAAGTTACAGGGCTTATTTCCCACAAATCCACTTCTTTTATAAAACGAACATTTTTTTCTCTATCTATTTCATCAACAATAGAATTATAACCAATACTTAATCCTTTAAGTGCCCCCATTTTCATTAATTCATAAGTTTCTTTACCATCTTGGGTTTTCATAGCCAATTGACCTTCGACTTTTAATCCTTTCTTGTTTTCAGAAAGGGAATTCCATATCCCAATAGGTCTACGAGCATCATGTTGATATAACATTGCTACGCCATTGCCATTTCTTCCACCCTTAATAATAGTTTGGATAAAAGCGCCCGGCATAACTACATCATTATGGCTGTCTTTATTTCCAAAAACAGAACCATACCCTTTAAAAATACCCGTTTCCTCAACATCTTCTTTTTTTATTTCAAATGGAACATTCATAACTTTCTTTTCAATATTTTCAATTGTCATGATCTCTCCTTAGTCATAACTTATGCAAAAAGAAAAGGGCATAATCGATGTGTCGGCACCGACATGCCCTTGTAATTTCTTTTTGCTATTCCTTAGGTAGCGAACCCAAAAAATAAAAATTCTTATTATTATATATAATATATTTTCACGAAAAAATCAAGTTTTATTTTTATTCCCTTCCTTTGGTAGATAATATGCGGGTAATTTTTTAAAATCATCCATTGTCATATCGTTTAATTTTAAGAATTCTTCTAATTCTTTTCCAGTTGGCAAATCATAACTCTGTTTTGTCCAATCAGAATTTAATAAATCTGCATCTATTTTTATAATTGCCATTATTTTCCTTTAATTCTACTTAGCGCTTCCATAATGCTAACTTTATAATCATCGCCTTCATTATATAATTGATCATAAAAATGACGAAAATTAAGAACACCCTGATCTCTTGTCAACATAGAGCCGAGCACTATTTCTCCTTTTGTTTTCTGACTTCCCAAAATAACATATTCAAATTCATCTTTACAACCAAATCCAGTGGAAGGAATGGATAATACTCGATCTGCTGGAACTTCGGCAAATATCAAACTCGACGGATTTTTAGCAGAAGGGGTCGCCGAAAACCCGATACCCGTTCTAACATCGCCACTAAAACTTGACATTGGTTGCAATTGAATTTTTGTTTTTTGAATCGGCATTGTTTTTGTGGAAGGTTTTATTCCAATATCGCCACGATAACCTCTTGCAACCCTAACAGTCTTCATCCCTTTTCTTTTCAAATGTTTTTGAGTACCGATATACATTTCTCTGACAAATTTTCTTGCCGATTCTTCATGAATTTTAAATAACTTTTTAGCTTCCTTTAAGGCTTTTTTCTCCCACCATATTGTAGTTCCTTCAAGACCAAATTCCTTCTGCACAGCCAATTGCATCATTATACTTTTTGGGCTAGTGTCTCCGCTTGAAGCCGCCCATTGTCTAATCAAATTATCAACTCCTGCTTCATAATCATTTAAAGTTAAATTTGGAGGAAATCTGCCAGACATAAATCTCATTAATTCATCCATTTTTTCAGATTTTAAACCATACATTCTTTTACCAAGCCGTTTTTGAACAAGCCTTTTAAGTTCTCCAGCAGATTTGCCTTCGGCAGATGCAACATCTTTAGAAATGTCATAATGTTCATGTATTTTCTTCGCAGATTTGCCACGAACACCAGGAATAATTTCTCCAAATTCCTCCTCCGGCACATGCGGCTTCAATTGCTCAGTTCTTTTAACTGTATGATATATCAAAACACACCTGCAACGAATCACATTTCCTGCACTACCCTTTGAATCCCCAGGATAATCCAACGCCTGCCCTGTACCTTTAAATTTACCATCCTGAGCAACCTTTTCCCCATCGGCCCCATTCGGAAAGGATCTATAATGTTCAAATCGATTACTCTTATCTCTTGTGCGGGTTCTATCGTCTTTTGCGGATACCCATTCCCGTTCCATCTCAATACGTGTACTCGCTACGGCGGTATCCACGGCCTTAACAGCCGCGCCATGCGTTTCAGTCAATGCAATTGTTTTTGATCTATGAGGATTGATTGCTGCACTTGTTTTTCTAATCCGCTTTGCAATATCAAGATGGGATTCTCCTTTCTCCATCCCTTTATGAATAACCCGGGCAATAACTCCCTTGGTTGTTCTTTGAATACTCCTTATCTTTTTTGCTGCCTCTGTTGTCGACCACTTACCAATGGAATTCCAAAACTCATCTTTTGGCCCTTTTAATTCAATTGCAAAATCAATTTGTTTATAAGAATCGGGGTAAATAGATTTTTTAGATTCTTCAAATATCTGATATGCCCGACGGCTAAAAACTGTTGCCACACGCTTATAATGCTTTTTAAATATACCAATTAATCTTCTGCGACCAAGATCCACAGCATGATTTATACCTTCAATACCAACTCCTTGTTGCATCAATTGAGCGGCATTAAAAAATTGTCTGCCAAGCAAAGGGCGAATCTCTTTAAAAAAAGTATTTTCAACTATATTCATCCGTCGTTCAAACTCGGCTTGATATAGACGCTTAGCCCTTCTGTTAATAATATTGATCACTCGTCTTCTTTTCCTTGTCCTGGCCTGCCCTGTCTTCTCATTTTACCCTTACATTTTGGACACTTTATATCCATACAATGTTTATCTGATTCTAATTTATATCCACAGTCAATACATTCGCAATCAAATTTTTCTTTAATTTCGCTATACTTATACCCCAAAAACATATCAATTTCTTCCTCGGAATACCCTTCGTCTTGCAACATTTTAACCGTTTCTTCCTCTTTTTCGACCTCCTCTTCTTCCATTGCTAC